CGATATGAATATGGAAATAATTTAACACCTGGTTTTACAATGTCTCTAAAAACACGTCCTCTTGTAGTAAACAAATTTAGAGAATACGTTGGCGATCAAAGTGTTACAATTCAATCTAAACGTCTATTAGAAGAAATGAAAGTGTTTATTTGGAGAAATGGTAGACCTGAAGCCCAACCAGGATACAATGATGACTTAGTAATGTCATTTGGTATGGGAATGTTTTTAAGAGATACTTCACTTAAATTCCAACAACAAGGTTTAGATATGACTAGAGCTACTTTAAATGGAATAACTTCTAATAAACCCATTAATAATTCTCCTGCTGCTGTATTTTCTAGAGGAAAAGATAACCCTTATCACTTTGAAGTAAAAGGACATACAATTAACCTAAAAGATTGGATTTAATATTTATAATAATAAACGTGCATAATGGCCAATACTAATATTTTTTCAAGACTTAAAAGATTATTTTCTACTGATGTAATCATTAGAAATGAAGGAGGCACCCAACTTAAAGTTGTTGACCCCAACCATATCCAATCTTCAGGTGAATTCGCTACTAATTCATTAGTAGATAGATTTAATAGAATTTATTCTACTCCCGGAGCTACATCTTTAATGGGTCAACAGTTTAATGAAAACTGGCAATATCTAAGAACCCAAATCTATTCAGATTATGATTCAATGGATACAGATGCTATTATCGCATCCGCACTTGACATTATTTCAGATGAATGCACCCTAAAAAATGATATGGGTGAAGTATTACAAATTAAATCTTCAGATGAAGATATTCAAAAAATCCTTTATAACTTATTCTACGACGTTCTCAACATCGAGTTTAACTTATGGTCTTGGGTTCGCCAAATGTGTAAATATGGTGATTTCTTCTTAAAATTAGAAATCGCAGAAAAATTCGGTGTTTACAATGTAATTCCTTACACGGCATACCACATTCAAAGACGTGAAAATTTTGACCCTAAAAATCCAACTAAAGTAGAATTTGTATACAGCCAAGATGGATTTTATTCAGGTAATTCTTCAGGATATTATTCTACCCCAAATACTAAACCAGATGCTAATCAGGTAGTATTTGACAATTATGAAATGGCACACTTCCGTCTTCTTTCAGATAATAATTATCTTCCATATGGTCGTTCATATCTTGAACCTGCACGTCGTTTATATAAACAATATGTGTTAATGGAAGACGCTATGTTAATTCATAGAATTGCACGTTCTCCAGAAAGACGAACTTTTTATATTAATGTTGGTAATATTCCACCGAATGAAGTTGAACAGTTTATGCAAAAAACTATCAACACCATGAAAAAAACTCCATTTATGGATGAACAAACAGGTGAATATAACTTAAAATATAACATGCAAAACTTACTTGAGGATTTCTATATCCCAGTAAGAGGTAATGACCAAACTACTAAAATTGATACCTCAAAAGGTTTAGAATATGATGGTATTGCTGACGTAGAATATTTAAGAGAAAAGTTATTTGCTGCCCTTAAAGTGCCTAAAGCATTTATGGGTTACGAGAAAGATTTAACAGGTAAAGCTACATTAGCTGCTGAAGACATTCGTTTTGCTCGCACTATTGACCGTATACAACGCATATTACTCTCAGAATTATATAAAATCGCATTAGTTCATTTATATACTCAAGGATATGATGGTGAACAATTAAATAATTTTGAAATTAACTTAACTACTCCTTCTATTATATACGACCAAGAAAGAATTGCGTTAATGAAAGAAAAAGTAGATTTAGCTGCTCAAATTATGGAAAATAAATTACTTCCTACTGATTGGATTTATGAGCACGTATTCCACTTTAGTGAAGGTGAATATGAAGAATATAGAGATCTTATTGTACAAGATCAAAAACGCAGATTCCGTATGGCTCAAATCGAAACTGAAGGCAATGATCCAATTACAACAGGACGTTCTTATGGAACCCCTCACGATTTAGCATCATTATATGGTCGTGGTAGATATGAAGATAATTCGGTTCCTGATGGATATGATGAAAAAGCACCTTTAGGTCGTCCTGAAGAAAAAGTATCTGATAGAAATACTCAAGATAATGCTTTCGGTAAAGATCGTTTAGGTAATAGAGGTATGAAGAAAGATGATAATGAATCAGATTCAATTAAACCTCAATATAAAGGTGGTTCACCATTAGCTTTAGAATCTAAAACACGTTCTTTACTTGAATCTCTCCAAAAACGTAAAGAATCATTATTAGACGAATCACAAATTAAAGAGTAATATATCTTCATATATTTATAATAAATCTTAAGGAATGAATATTAAGCATTCGAAATATAAAAATACTGGTATCCTTTTCGAATTACTTGTTCGTCAAGTAACAGCTGATACTTTAAATGGTAATAATTCAGATGCTCTTAAACTTATCCAAAAGTTTTTTGTTAAGAGTGAACTAGGAAAAGAATATAAATTATATGAAACATTATCTAAAAACACTGCCTTAACCGAAGGTAGAGCTAACGTAATGATTCAAACATTACTTGAAACCTCGAAAAAATTAAATAGAGGCACTTTAAGAAGAGAAAAGTATAATTTAATTAATGAAATTAAAAAGTATTACAATTTAGAGGAATTCTTTAAAACTAAATTACCTCACTACAAAACATTTGCCGCTTTTTATACTTTAGTTGAGATTCAAAATACTGATGCTTTAGTAGATGCTAATATTATTGTAAATAATAAAATGACTCTATTAGAGCATTTATCTACTTCACAAATTAATACTGAAAAAGTAGAAGCTGAAGTATTAAGAGAATTTCAATCATACGACAAAGATACTCGTATGCTCACCTATAGAATTTTAATGGAAAAATTTAATGGTAAGTATACTAATTTATACGAATCACAAAAAGAAATTCTAAGACAATACATTAATTCAGTAGATTCAACCCCAGTATTAAAAGAATTTTATAATTCTAAAGTAGTTGAAGTTAAAACTGCATTAACTGAGTTGAATTCAAAGGTTACTGACAAAGCTGTTCAAATTAAAATTAACGAAGTTACTAACTTAATTACAGAGTTAGATAAAACTGCTAAAGTATCAAGTGAAGATATTGTTAATATTCTTCAATATTTTGAACTTTATGAAGAATTGAAAGCAGCCAATGAAACCACAAAATGAATCTAAAGTAGGAGACGTAACAGTCAAAGGTGGTATTAAAACTACTGTAACCGATATAGACCCTAATTCAGGTGCTATATCATGGGATGTAGAATACGCTGCTGATTACCTTAAATTATACCAACAAGTTCAACAGTTATTTAAAACTGTAGAAAAAGCTTCAAGACAATCTAACGCTGAACCTTTTATTAAAGATTGGGGACAAGACGTTCGTCAATTACGCAATTCACTTAGAACATACTTACGTAACAATAAGTCTGAAGAATATGCCCGTGTTAAAGGTATGAGTGAATTAACCACTTCCGGTGCAGCTGGGTCATATTTAACTCCTGTAGCTTTTAATCCTGATAAAAATGCAGATGGAACTGCTCATAATTACTATTATAAACTAGGTTTTAAACCTGTTAATAGAAAAAAATTAAATAAACAGGCTAAAGGTATTGAAGTTAAACAATTATTCGAAGAAAAATAATATGTATAAGTATCGATATAAATTAAAAGTAAACGAAGCCGACCCAGGTCGTGCTCAATTCCAAGAAAGACGTATGCAAGCTTTTAAGGAAATTGAAGCTCGTTTAAATAATTTATATCCATTATTAGATAATGCTAAAGATGAAACAGCAAATTACTACAAAGAAAACCCAGAATCATACGCTGTAGTATATGGAACTGATTTAATTTTAGATTTGATTAAAGACATTGAAACAATATTAAAAGGAGAATAATGAAAACCTTACAAGAACAATTTAATCTAATTCAGGAAGGTAAAGGACATAAAGATATGTTTATGAAATCTGCTCGCAGATTATTTCCTCAATATATTACTAATTTTGCTACCTATAAAGAAGCTACTACTATTTTAAAACAAAGAGGTGTTATTAGTGAAACTATTGTAGGAGGTGGTTTAGTTACTATTGGAAATCCATTCGCTAACTGGGCTCAATATTTAGCTGAAGAAGCTAAAGCAGTAGAAAAACAACCTACTAAAGAAGTTACGGATATGGAAACACGTGACTTTGATTATAAAAATAAGAAAAATATTGATAACGTATACGGTCAAGAGTTTTTAAATGGATACTATGCTGAAATGAAAGATCCTAAAAACGAAAATAAAACTGTAGACGAGGTAAAAGAAATGGTAGCTAAAAACTTAGCTAAAGACTGTAATTATTATGTTACTAACCAAGCTTTTGGTATTAAAGGTATTGGTTATACTGACACCCACCCTGGTTTAGGTCCTACCAAAGAAGTAAAGGGCAAATACGCATCATCAGGTATGGAACCTGTGAAAATCAAAGAAGAAATGATCAAATTAACAGACTTACTTAACGAAGGTATTGGTGGTTACGTTGATATTGCCCCTAACGTATCTAATGTATCTTTAAACGAAAAAGAAGACCAAGAAGAAAAATATGTTGGCGACGACGAAAAATACGAATACGAAAAAGGTAAAGAAGCAGGCGAAAAAGAAGAAAAAGCAAAGGTGAAAAAAGAAGGTCTTGAACACCGTCTTAAAGAAATCGAAAGTGCTGGTAATGTAGCTGCTTTAGAAGCCAAAATGAATGCTATTGATGAAGAAATAATGGCTCGTGAAGGTAAGTTATCTATGGTTCAAGAAAATGACGCTATTGCTGAATTCATCAACCCAGCTCGTGTTAAAGAAATTCAAAGAGAAATTAAAGCTTTAGAAGGTGCTAAAACTAAATACGGTAAAATGTATGAAAAAGTAGCAGGTAAAGCTTATGTTAAAAAAGAAGTTGTAGACGAAACTGACGAGTCAGGATACTAAGATGAAACAAGTTCTTATTGAAACTCAGCTCTTTAAAGCTAGCCCTGTGTCATTGGCAGAGGGCAAACTTTCTGAAAGAGGTAATCCTATGGTAGAAGGTATTTTAGCGACAGCCGAAGTCAAAAACGGCAACGGTCGTTACTATGCCAAAGACTTATGGGAAAGAGAAATCGATAAGTACATGGAGTCGGTTAAA